TTATCAATATCAATTGATGTGTAACCAACTGAAATTTCCGCCGTGTCTTTCTTTTTTGCGCTCTCAATCGCTCGCTTTGAGTAAATACTTAACGGAACTTCAACGCCAACACCATTTGGAACACCAGCACCAGCGCATGAACCAACAACAACCTGATCCGCATTATCTGGCGTCACTGTGACGTGACCGATAGTGATCGGCTTGCCTGCGAACGTAGCAAGCGAATCAGCCTTAAACACCTCTGACGCTGGTCGGAACTCTCGTCTGATTCCATACGGTGTGCGGTACTCCTGCAAACCAATTCGCGCCACAATTGGGCGATCCACTAAAAAGCCATTATCATCAAAATGCGCCTTAACCTGGACGCTATCAAATCTTTGTTTTGCCTTCATTAATTATTCTCCTTTACTATTCCAATCTGGAATCGCCCAGCAACGGCAACCCCACGGCTCACCAGGGAAATCATGAATTGCATCAAGAGCTATTCTTTTTCCTTCCCATAATACATGTTGCAAACGCTCTCTATCATCTAACATTCCATGCCAGAAATAATGAGTTACCTTAGCATCATAAAGGCGCTGGCGCATCAGGCGACTATTCCACGCGCCGATAATGTTTTCTGATCTAGTTTTACCCCATGAGCTATAAACAGCAAATCTCTTTTCTGCAAGATCATTAACCTGTTTATCATTGCTTCCGCGAAAGTTTGCATTGCGAATGTTTGTTGACCAATCAGAAACAATGTTTGTGAATAACTTCCTTAGCGATGATTCTGTAAGCCCGTGCCATTGACCGTAGAGCGTCTGATACCAATCCTCGTTAGCGTTAGCGCCAACCGCGATCAAAACAATTACCGCCGTGTTATCCTTTCCGCCAGTTGACTTGGCAACATTGATAAACTGCTTCGCATTGAATTTATAAATGGTCAACGCGATTGCAGGAAGAGTGGAAACAATGCCAGCTATAAGGTCAGTTGCCAGGCTGTTAATTTCATCTTCTGCGCTGTTGATCTCATTATCTGTTGCGTCAAACTTCATCGCTTTTGTTCGCTTGCGCATGAGAACTACAAGATCTCTAATTGCCTCCTGAATTGAGCGGCTAAATTGCCGCTCGCTTGCTTCAGGAAAGCGCCATTGTTTAACAACGCCTTTCACTTTCATTACTCATTCCCCTGTGTGCCTGGCTCCGGCTCCGTTGGCTCCGGCAGCTTGATTTTATTAGTTTCCTTTAGTTTAACGCTTGGGGCGATTGCTCGCAACGTGTCTCGCGCTTCTTCAACATCAAGGAACTGACCATCAATAGCCTTGCTGATTGAGTCGATATTCTTATTCAGAATTTCAGCCTGATCTTTATCGCTAGGCACGCTCAAAGGTGAAAACTCAATGCTCCACTCCTGCTCACTAATGATGAACGGCAATAGAAATTCAAGGATAGGCTTGTAATCCTCAACTCGTTTTCGTTCAATCAGCTTATAGAATGTTTCAAGCGCCGTGTTTTGGCTTGCGCTAACTCCGCCAACGTTTTTATTTTTCAGGATGATTTCATGAATACCTGAAAGGGAAACGATGCGATCCATTTTCTTTTCCAGAAAAGAATCAACGCCGCTGATGTCAGAATTAAGAACATCATATTCCTCATCCTCAGCATCAATACCAATTGCTTTGCCAACACCGCCCTCGTCGTCAACCTGCGCAAGTCTCAGGCGTGCCGCGCTAACACCTTCCTCATCATCGCACAAGTCAGCGAGTCCTTTAGCCTTCCATACAGCCTGTTGCTTCCGCCGCAATAATTGCGTTGCCAATGTTTCACAATAGTTATAATCAACAATAGCCTCAACAAGTCGCTTGTTAAGAACTGACTCACCCCAGCCATCATTGCTGCGTCGCTTTTCGTTAGGTATCCGCTCACCGTCGATGATGCAAACGCGCGTGTAGTGTACTTGGTATTCCGGCAAGTCTCCGCCTGGCGTTACAGTGTAAAGAACTGGCTCACCATAGCGAACCTTGCGTGGATTTGTTTCTCGCGCTTCAACGCGAATCTGATAGCGATCGTAAACGCGCACATCTTCCAGCATGGCACCAGGCTTTACAGGTGATTTGAGCGCCCGCCCATCCTGAACAAGAGCAATGATTGCAGATCCGCCAAACAAACGCGACCAGCAAAGCGCATCAATAATTTTTGCATTCAATCGCTTCTCATCCCACAAAGAACGGAATGCTGCCTCGTCTGCCACGCCGTCAACCGTGAAGCCAGGGGAAACCATTTCCTCTGGTACTACGTCAATAACCCTTTTTGCCAGGCCGTCTTTTTCGTAAAAGTCAGCAAGTGTCTTGTATGGCATTGATTGCATGTAGAATGGTTGCTCTACTCGCGATTTGCAATTTTCGCCTTTAAAGATCTCGTTGTAGCCGTCAGCCTTAACGATTCGTGATTTACTCATTATCTTTCCTCCAATAAAAAAGGCTGGATTTTCCAGCCTTTGATTATATATTGGTTTGTCGATTCGTGCTATTTGTTCCGCAAACCTGCCAATTTTTTCATTCTTCCAACCGGATCATCTGCCATGTTCATTTCAATGTTAACCGCATCAATGATGTTATCAACAATATCATCATGAGGATGGCTATCATCGAATGTAAACGCCGCAACTTCAGCTAGTATCTCAGCCAGCATAGTATGTGATTCTGGAAGTGCTACGCGTCCGGCGCGCATTACTGGCGCTGCGTCCATTGCGCGAGTAACCTTGTCTTTATCGCGCTGAACGGGATTGATCTTGATCATGATTTTTTTCGCTGCACTCTGAATCAAGCCAGTGCCAGATGACTTATCTTCAACATGAATCCTTCGCAACGTTCCGCATTCTTTATTGCGCTTCCAGCACTGATTAACGAATGCAACAAAATTCGTCTCAAGGTCCGGTGCTTCCCATTTTCCGCGAACGCCATCAATGAAGTAGACACGATCTTTATACATCCCCCAATAACAGATCACGGAGTAGTCGTTAAGCTCCCCTGTTTTCTGTGCGGTATCAACAGTGATAAATGTATATTCAAAGCGATCCGGTTTTGGTAGCGTGCATTTCTCGCTGCTGCCGTAATACTGAAACCACTCTGTTTTAAACACGTTACCGCCAAGCGCAACAGGCTGTTGCTGATACTGACTAGCGAACGTGTACGGATCAGCATTTCGAAGTGCAAGTAATTCCTCCGCGCTTTCCTTAGCAGGCCAGAACGAATAATGAGCAACACCATCAATCATCACCGGCTTACTGGACAAAACATCGCGATCAAACTCAGGCTTTAACCAGTCAGGAAGCGTTTCGCGATATTCCTTAGTAACGAGCGCAGGAATACTAACCACCTTAAACTGGATGCCGCCCATGCCGCCGTTTGTCATGAACCATGTTGAATCATTGACGTGTAGCCGTTGCTGGACCATTACGATTGGCGTGGTGTCTTTCATTCGACGAGATCGCACCGTGTTCTTTAGGCGCATGTGTCCGGCTTCGCGCTTCACCTTAGAAAGCATGTCATCCGGCTTGTCTGGATCATCAAGAACCAACATACCAGTAAAACCATCGTCCATGTAGCCGCCACGCAGACCAGTAACCTGACCTCCGATAGAGCGCGAGTTAACTTGTAATTTAACCTTGCCGCCATCGGTTACAATCAAATCCTTTGCGCTCGCCTTTGCCAGCTTTCCAGGCCATAGCTCCTGCCACTCTGGAGAACCAATAATCTCTTTGATGCGGTTGCTATTCTGCTGTACAAGGCCATCACTAAACGACAAATTAAGATTTCTCACCTTCTTACTTTTCAATGACGCATAAGGTGACATGTGGATCGAGAATATCTCTGTTTTACCACTGCCTGGCGTTATGTTGAAAATTACATTCTGTGACTCGCCTTTGATGATTTTTTCAACTTCGCTGCATAGGTAACTGAAATGCCAGTTTCCTAAAAACCTTTGCCCCTGGAGAAGTTGAAACCAAATGCGGATCATCTTTTCGAATGAATATTCGCTCATTTCCTTAATGGCGCGTTTTTGCGCCGCTGTTAAGTCTTCCCAAATCAGCATTATATCTTCTCCAGAATGTCAATTACCGCCTCTTTGACTTCCTCCGCCGTTACAGCGTCAACGCTGGCGCTTGTGTTATTCTCAATGGTAACGGTGGCTGGCTTTTCAATGCCGATCTCCTTACCGATGAATCCGGCGTTAACAATATTGTTTGCGGCAAGCTGGAATTTTTGCTCGTAAACAACGCCGTCGATAAAGTCCATAACCTCGCTGAATCCTGGCTCACGTCGCCATTTTTCAAGTACGGAAGCAGAAAGGCCAGCGAATAAGCGGAATCCATTTAAGGTGAACACGCGCGGCTTGTGAATCTTACTTTCGTATACGTCACCCTGAAAGGATGCCGTTTCCGCAGCCTGTATATGGTTTTCCTCCGCCCACGTAAAGTAA